GTCGCGCGGGCGAGGTCGGCTTGCGAAATGTCGGGCCTCTCGGCCGCCAGCTTGGCGAATCGCTGCTGAAGGGTGCTCATTAGGCAATCCTAATAATCTTTTTATTAGGTGTACCTTGTGCTTTATCTTAGGCGCACCTTAGAATTGCGCGCATGATCACCGTACAAGACCTGGGCGGTCCCACAGCCGTAGCTCGCATGGTTCGCCTCTCCGTGCCGACGGTGCACGGCTGGAAGGCGATTCCCGAGCACCACTGCCCGACGATCGAGCGCGCTACGAAGGGGCACTTCGTGTGCGAGCAGATGCGCCCGGATGCGCCGTGGCTGCGCGTGCCCGACAAATCCTGGCCGCACCCCAAGGGGCGGCCAGTGCTCGACGTTGCCTCCATCGCGAAGGAGGCCGCGTGACGTCAGCGCCCGGGCTGGTTCTTCACGAGGGCGGGGATCTCCCAGTCCTCGAGCGCGTTCGCGTCCGGCTTGACCGAGGCGCGCACGTCGAACTTGGCCGTCTGGCCGACCAGCCCGTTTCCGATCTCCAGCTCACGGATTTCCACGCCGATGTCCGCGCCGACCAGTTTGGACAGCGCCTCGGCCACGCATTGCTCGATCGCCTCGATCGAGTGCTTCTTGAAGAGGTTCGACATGAATAAGTCCTTGGCGCTGCTGCGCGCATTGAGCGAGATCTTCCGGCAGCCCGTCTCCGAGGAGACGGCCGCTGCCTATTGTCGGGCGCTAGCCGGCTACGCCGACGCGGCCGTCGCAGGCGTGCTGATGCACGCGCTGCGTGAGGGTGATCGCATCCCCACGCCGCGCGAGGTCAGGCAGATCCTGCCGTCGCCCGAAACCCCGCAGCCCACCGCGGAGGCGTGATGCACATCCGCGCGCTGGAAGACCTGAGCCACACCGAAGTCGCCGAACTCGCCCAGCACGCGGCCGAGCGGGGCGAAGAGCTCGCCTTGGCCAACCCATTTCCGGCTGATCCCGACTGCTGGCGGCACGTCGTCTTCCGCGACGTCTTCGCCGCACGCGCCGCCGACCTCCAGCCGATCGGCTGACCACCTCACCCCAACCATCAACTCGAGATGTCCACCATCGACCAAGACCAAGAGCCGGCGTTCGCCCGCGGCATCGCGGGCCCGCTCGGGAAGCTCACCGAGGACCTGAAGACCAAGGTTGACGAAGCGACTGACAAGGTATTCCGGCAGCACTGCGCCCTGAGCGGTACGGATGCCAGCACGCTGCTGCGCGACTTCGTCTACCTGACCTGCTACGGCAAGACCTGGCGGGCGATGGCGGCTGAGAAGCTGTTGCATGAGGAGGAGCGTATCGGCGCGCTGCGGAAACTGGCAGGGCCTTTTGAGGCCCCGGAATTCGCCGAGCGGGGAGGTCGCGCCTGATGGACTACGCCGACTTTCTCCGCGAGAAGATCAAGCTCGCACCGGCGCGCGGCTTCGATGTGCCGCGCGAGGCCATCAATCCCGCGCTACGGCCGCACACCGGCGACATCGTGCAATGGATGGCCAAGGGCGGCAGCCGCGCGTGCTTTGCCAGCTTCGGGCTCCACAAGACCGCCACGCTGCTCGAGCTGTTGCGTCAGGTGGGCTCCCACTTCGCCGATGCGTACCGCCTGGGCGTCATCCCGCTGGGAGTCCGGCAGGAGTTCTTCCGCGAGGCCGAACTGCGCTTCCTCGGCCGCTGCGCGATCGACCTTCGCTTCATCCGTCGCGACAGCGAGATCGACGACCCCGCCACGATTTACCTGACGAACTACGAGGCGGTCCGGGAGGGCAACGTCACGCCGTCGCGCTTCCGTGCGACGGGCCTGGACGAAGCGAGCATCCTCCGCAGCTTCGGCAGCAAGACCTACCAGGAGTTCCTGCCGGCCTTCGAGCCCGTCGAGTTCAAGTCGGTCTTCACCGCTACACCGGACCCGAACCGCTTCAAGGAACTGATCCACTATGCCGCCTACCTGGGCATCATGGACTCGGGCCAGGCCCTGACGCGCTTCTTCCAGCGCGACAGCGAGAAGGCTGGCAACCTGACCCTGTACCCGCACAAGGAGCGGGAGTTCTGGATGTGGGTGGCGAGCTGGGCCGTGGTCATCACGAGGCCCAGCGACCTTGGGCACAGCGACGACGGCTACATCCTGCCAGCGTTGGATGTCCGCTGGCACGAGATCCCCAGCGACTACGCGGCGGCCGGCACCGACAAGGTGGGCCAGGGCCTGCTGATCCAAAACACCTCGTTGAGCTTGTCGGCCACGGCGAACGAAAAGCGCACCAGCATCCCTGAGCGCGTGGCGAAGGTGCAGCAGCTGATCGGCGAGGCGCCTGAGGACCACTTCGTGATTTGGCACGACCTCGAGGACGAGCGCCACGCCCTGCAGGCGGCCGTTCCCGAGGCCGTGAGCGTGTGGGGCACGCAAGACCTGGAGGAGCGCGAGAGCCGCATTCTGGGCTTCAGCGATGGAGAGTTCCGGATCCTGTCGACGAAGCCGGTCATCGCGGGCAGCGGTTGCAACTTCCAGCGGCACTGCCACCGCGAAATCTTCGCGGGCGTGGGCCACAAGTTCAACGACTTCATCCAGGCCATCCACCGCATCTACCGCTTCGGCGGCTCGCTCGAGGTGCCTGCGCGCATCGACATCATCCACACGGAGGCCGAGCGCGAAATCGTCGCCAACCTGCAGGCGAAATGGCAGCGCCACGACGAACAGCAGCACCGCATGGCCGACCTCGTGCGCACCTACGGGCTGGATCACCTCTCCATGCACGAGCAGCTGGCCAGGACCATCGGCGTCGAGCGCCGCGTGGAGAAGGGCGAGCGCTTCGAGGTGGCGCACAACGATGCGGTGCTCGAAGCGATGGAGCAGCCGGACAACTCGGTCGACCTGATCGTGACGTCGATCCCCTTCGGCAATCACTACGAGTACTGCGCCAGCTACAACGACTTCGGCCACACCGACGGGAACGACCACTTCTGGCAGCAGATGGACTTCCTGACGCCCCAGCTGTTCCGGATCCTGAAGCCCGGCCGGATCGCGGCGATTCACGTCAAGGACCGCGTGATGTTCGGCAGCGTCACGGGGCTGGGCCGGCCGACCATGGACTGCTTCCACGAGGAGACGGTCTTCCACTTCCGAAAGCATGGCTTCCACAAGCTGGGCCTGATCCAGATCGACACGGACGTCGTCGCCGAGAACAACCAGACGTACCGCCTGAGCTACACCGAAATGTGCAAGGACGGCACGAAGATGGGTGTCGGGTGCCCGGAGTACGTCGTGCTGCTCTTCAAGCCGCAGACCGACCTGACCCGGGGCTACGCCGACGAGCCGGTCGTGAAGTCGAAGGACGACTACAGCCTCGCGCGCTGGCAGATCGACGCGCATGCGCACTGGCGCTCGAGCGGCAACAGACTGCTGACTGTCGAGGAGCTGGCGGCCATGGGCCCGGCCAAGTTGGCCAAGTACTTCACCGAAGACAGCCTGCGCAGGATCTACGACTTCGAGGACCACGTCGCCATCGGCGAGAAGCTGGACGAGCGCGGTGCGCTGCCGCGCAAGTTCATGTGCCTGGCGCCGGGCAGCAACTCGCCGTGGATCTGGCACGACATCGTGCGCATGCGCACCCTCAATGGTGAGCAGTCGAGCCGCAACGTGGAGAAGCACGTCTGCCCCTTGCAGTTCGACACGGTCGACCGGCTGATCGAGCGCTACAGCAATCGAGGGGAACTCGTGTACGACCCCTTCCATGGCTTGGGCACGGTCGGCGTGCGGGCGATCAAGCTGGGCCGCAGCGCTGGCGGCAGCGAGCTCAACGGCGGCTACTTCCGCGACCAGGTGCACTACCTGCGCGAGGCCGAGCGCAACGCGCTGACCCCGAGCCTCTTCGACTTCGAGGAGCCCGAGCAGGGGCCGCGATCCGCAATCGCTGCCAACGACCCAGCACGCCAGGAGGTCGCATGACCGCCGCCGCCGACAACGACGACCTGTTCCGCCGGGTGAACCCGCTCGAGCTGGCGCGCCTGCACGCCGGCATGTTCACGCCCGAGTTCCTGCTCTACCTGCCGAGCAATCTGCACGTCTACGAGGCCTTCTGCCGCGAGACGAACCGCGTGATCGCCAAGGGCTACGGCCACTACAGCGCGCGCACGATCGTCGAGGTGCTGCGCCACCACTCCGCGCTGCACGAGGCCTCGGGCCGCTGGAAGCTCAACGACTGGCACACACCGTACCTCGCGCGCCTGTTCGGCCTCGAGCACCCCGAGCACGCCGACATCTTCGAGTTCCGCAACGCCAAGGCCCCGGGCCGGCATCGCGCCGCGGCCGCCAACGACCCGAGCGCGGAGGCGGCCTGATCGCATGAGCACCATCGTCATGGCGGCCTGCTGGCCGCTCCAGAACATGTCACCAGCTCAGAAGGCGGTGCTGATCTCGCTCGCCGACCAGGCCAACGACGATGGCGTCTGCTGGCCCTCGGTGAGCACCATTGCCGGCCGCACATGCCTGTCGGAGCGGGCAGTGCAGGACGCGCTCGCCTGGCTGCAGACCACCGGCGCCGTCTTCCGCGAGTACCGCGCCAACACGAGCACCAGCTACACGATCCGGCCCGGCCGCTACGACGCAACCAAGGCGCCCGCGCCGCGTGCTCGCGCTGGCAAGTCGACGGGTGCAGATGGCGCACCCGGTGCAACTGGCGCACCCCCCGCAGATGGCGCACCTCCTGCAACTGGCGCGCCAGCTGGTGCAGATGGCGCACCAGGTGGTGCAAACGGCGCACCTCCAGAGGTGCAAACGGCGCACCCAAATCGTCAGGGGAACCGTCATAGAACCGTCAATGAACCATTGCCGGCCGCTGCGCCGCCGGCCACGCCAGCGAAGGCGGACAAGTCGAAGAGCCCTGAAGAAGCGGAAACCGCGCTGCAGGCCGCGTGCCGCGCAACCTGGGCCGCGTACTCCGACGCCTACGAGGCCCGCTACGGCTCGCGGCCAGTGCGCAACGCGCAGGTCAACGCCAAGGTGAAGCAGTTCGTCCAGCGCATCGGGCACGACGAGGCCCCCAAGGTCGCGCGGTTCTACGTCGAGGCTGTCCATGACCTCTACGTCACGCGCGAATGCCACCCCGTCGGCACGCTGCTGCAGAAGGCCGAGGGCTACCGCACGCAATGGGCCGCAGGGCCCGCCGCCCAGGTTAGCCCGGCGCGCGCCACTGCGGCGAACGCAGGGAACTTCAATCCCAACGTCCACGAGCGCCGCGCAGCCACGCTGGCCGGCCTCACCAACCCAGGAGACCACCATGACGACGACCGAACTGTCGACGCCGAATCCCGCATCGTTGGCTGACGCCGCGCCCGTGCCGCGCCGCTGGGTCGCCCGCGTCTTCGAGCGCCTGACCGCGCAGCTCGGCGCGAAGGTCGCGGACATGTGGGCCGGCGTGAACGAGCGCACGGTGCAGGAGGAGTGGGGCGCCGGCCTGGCTGGCTTCCACGAGACCGAGATCGCACGCGGCATCGCGGCGTGCCGCGAGCGCGCCTTCGCGCCGACGCTCGGCGAGTTCCTGCGGCTGTGCCGGCCGGCGCTGGATCCGGAATGGGCGTTCTACGAAGCGGCCGACGGCCTGCGTCAGCGCGATGAAGGGCAGATCGGCGCATGGTCGCACCCGGCGGTCTGGCGCGCGGCCTGCAGCATGGGCACGGAGGTCCGCAGCGGCGACTGGAAGGCGCACCGCACGCGCTGGACCTATGCGCTGAAGCGCGAGTTGGCCGCGGGCTGGGGCGCGGGAGTGAAGCAGCCCGCCATGCGCATCGACCACACCGTGACCGTGCGCGGCCCGACGGCGAAGGAGCGCGCAGCGCTGGCCAGCCTGCGCGGGATCGCTGCCCAGACCAGCACCACCGCGGAGGAATGACCCATGCGAATCTCTGAAATCGCCTCTATCGCTCTCGGTGCGCAGCGGCGCCTGCACGCGATCGCCTGGTCGGAGACCCGCCTTCAGGAGGCCGGCCAACTCGATGCGCATGCTGCCGAAGGCATCGCGGACTACCGCGCGGTCGAGCGCTGCAAGCTGGATGGCTGCGCCGCGCATTTCGCATCTCTCGCGCCGGCGAACGAGGGCGTCTTCTCCCCGGAGCCCGAGTTCGCATGAAGACCATCGACGAGATCAAGGGCCGGTGCGTCATCACGCCCGAGGGCCACTGGCTATGGGATGGCTCGCTCAGGCCCGACGGCCGCGCGAACATCTGGGCGCCGGACTACACGCGCGGGGGCATGTCGGTGCAGAGCGGCCCCCGAGCCGTGACGCACTGCCGAACCGGCAAAGCGATTCCAAAAGGCTGGCGCGCCTATGGAACCTGTGAGGAGCGTGCGTGCGTGAATCCTGACCACGTTGCCTGCACCACCGAAACCGCGTTCGGCCGCTGGGTCGCGAAGGCTGGCATCTACAAGGGGCAGACCAGGCGCATCCTTGCGAATCGTGCCACCTCGCGCGCGAGGTCCAAGCTGACGCCCGAGCTGATCGCCGAGATCCAGGCCAGCACCGAGACCGGCGTCGCGATCGCCGCCCGGTTGGGCATGAGCACCAGGATCGTGAGCAAGGCGCGCCGCGGCGAAGCCATTTCGTTCTCGGGCGCTGCGGCCGGCATGTTCTCTGGGCTGGTTGCTGCGAACGATGCGGGGAGGCGCCGCGCATGAACTGCCCGAACTGCGATGCGGCCGCAACGCGCGCCGACCATCCCGGCTACACGGCGAACTGCCGCGAGTGCCTGACCCGCGGCATCGCGAACGGCCCGCAGTACTGGCGCTCGCGCCAGGACGGTACGCTGCGCGAGGAGTACAAGGCCGCGCTGCGCTCTATCTGGGGCGAGGACTGGCGGGGCGGCCACGCGGCGGTGAAGGCCGCGGCCGCGCGCCTCGAGCAGCTGCGCACGTCGCCGCAAGGAGCGCTCCTGTGAAGGTCCACGTTCTCGGCATCGACCCGGGCGCCAGCACCGGCCTGGCCGGCTTCGTTGGCGGCGCCCTCGGCTTCCTGGAGACGATCGAGCCGCTCGCTCTCGAGCGCACGTTGCGCCACTACGCGCCCGGCCGCGTCATCTTCGAGGACAGCCGGCTCGAGAAGCGTGCCTGGAATGCGCGCTCGAAGAGCGACTACGGCGCGGCGCTGGCCACGGCACGCTCGCTGGGCCAGGTGGATGCCTGGTGCAGCCTGATCACGGCCATCTGCGCCGACCTCGGCATCCCCGCCCACGGCATCAGCCCGGCCGCCAAGGGCGCCAAGCTCAGCGCGGAGAACTTCGCGATCGTGACCGGCTGGGCCGGCCGGAGCAACCAGCACGAGCGCGACGCGGCGATGGTGGCTTGGACCTTCCGGAGGTCGACGCGATGAGCGATCTCGCTCTGCACGTTGTCTGGCCCGACCAAGAGCGCGCCCGCGCGAGCCTGCTCGAGCGCGTCGCTCCGTGGTGCAAGGAGCAATGGGCCGCTGGCCGGCGGCTCGAGCTGGAGATCCGGCTGCACGAAGACGCGAAGACCGATCGCCAGCGGAAGTACTACCACGGCGTGGTGCTCAAGAACATTGCGGCGCAGGCGCGGCCCCAGGGCGCGCAGTTCCCGCTGCAGGTCTGGAAGGAGCACTTCCGCGCCGAGTACCTCGGCCACAAGACGGTCACTACCCGCAACCCGCTCACGGGCAAGAAGGTGCGCCGGCGCGAGCGCGTCAGCACCGAGGACCTCGGCGTGAAGGGCTACAGCCAGCTGATCGACCGGGTGAGCGCCTTCGCGGCCACCGAGCTCGGCGTGACCTTCCCGGCCAGCTTCGAACAGTGGGAGCGCATGCAGGTGGACCCGGACACGGGCGAGATCATCGGGATGGGCTCGACGTGAAGCGGAGCGCGCCACTCAAGCGCGTCGGCTTCCAGCGCCGGCCGCCGAAGCTGATCGGCTGGGACCTGGCGCGCGAGCCGAGCGTGACGGTGCTTGCGCGCGTGGAGCCCGTGTCGGGGCGGATCGTGCGCATGGCGGCGATCAACGACGCGGACTTCCGCGGCGCGGTACCGAAGCCCGAGCCGCAGCGCAACCGCGCGTTGCTGTCGATGGCGCGCGGCCAGCGCTGCCTGCTGCTGGTGCCGGGCGTGTGCCGCGGCGGCACCGACACCACCGTCGCCTGCCACAGCAACCAGTCGGTGCACGGCAAGGCCGGCGCGCGCAAGGCGGACGACCAGTGGCACGTGCACGGCTGCGACGCTTGCCACCGCTGGCTCGACCAGGGCCCGGCGCCGGCGGCCGAGAAGGTGGAGCGCTTCGGCGCCGCCCACCGCTGGATGGTGGCCATCTGGCAGGACATCGTGGCGGGCAAGGTGCCGGCCACGCCGCGCGAGCGGAAAGCCGCCCAGTGGGCGCTCGACAGGATTTGAACGAGGAGAACAACCGAATGGCTGAAGATCGCAAGAGCAGCACGACCATCGTGCTCGAGGCCGTGCAGGACCTGCATGGCAAGGAACAGATCGTGACCCGTGAGACGCTGGCCGCGCTCACCGGCCTGACGCTCAGCGTGATCGACGACCGCATCGGCACGCTGGTCGACCGCGGCGACATCTTGCGCGTGCAGCGCGGGGTGTACGTGCCGGCCGTGCAACACCCGCCGGCGCGCTACATGTCGAAGACGCTGCTGGCCGACGGGTGCACAAAGATCGAGATCGGTGACATGGTGCTGACGCTGACGCCTCGGGAGGATCGCATGCTGGCCACGCTGCAGGCCGGCGCGGCAGCTCAGGCCATCGCGATCGAGACCGGGCGCAATACTGCGCTGCTGGCGGCCGAGTTGGCCGAGGAGATCAAGCGACTGCGCCGCCGCCTGGCCGCGCTCGAGGCGCCGGCCGACCCCAAGCAGGTGCAGCTCTTCGATACCCCCTGTAGGGCGGGCGTGCCGGCCGCGAACGTTCCACACTTCGACCGCGGTGTAGCGCAGCCAGGTAGCGCAGAGGGCTCATAACCCACGGGTCGCCCGTTCGAATCGGGCCACCGCAACCAGATAACCACCCCGAAGGGGCTCAACCGTGATTCGAGCACGGGTCGAGATGCATGATGCCGGGTAGCTGCGCAGGGCGAACCGGCCGAGGCCTTGAGTGGCATCCGCCTGCGAGCGACGCCCCGCTTTTCTTTCGCCGCCATAGCTCAGCCGGTAGAGCATTCCCTCTGTAAGGGACAGGTCGCGGGTTCGAACCCATGCTGGCGGCACCACCCACAACGACCGCGAAAGTCATCGCCGGGCGGCCTATCTTCGGCGCTCTCAGATGCTGGACAATCAAACGGTATGAAGACTCTCAAGTTGCTTCGGCAGCATAGCTTCACGGCCGACGAAGCCGTCTACGGCCATGAGGTTCTCAACCTGGACGCGGTGTCGGATCCCGATCCGTCGGGGCCGCTGGGCATGGTTGTGTTCTGTGTGCTCCAACTGGAAGATGGCACTGTCGTCTCTGGGGAGTACCACTTCGAAGGGCCGGCGGCATTCGATTTCGTCGCTGGAAAAGAACTGGCTTTTGCCAATGCGCTGGAAAATGCGCAAGGGCGTGACATCCAAGTTCAGATGGGCTGAGCGAAGACGGCGACCCAGTGGGAGTGGCTGCTCTTGTGGTGCCGGGACTCTCTCCGTTCGAAAGTGAGTCGCACGCGCCCGACGCGCTCGGTGTCGAGATCGATGTCCCGAAAGGCTGGTTCGCTGTCGGCCGGCTCGGGCAGCTGGCGCACGGCGGCGGATAGCTCGTCGACCGCGACGCTGGCCAGCACGCCGTTCGGATGGAAGGGCTTGCTGAAGTCTGGCCGCTGGCCATCGCCGTACTGAACGAGCATCTTGAGCGCGGCCATGCCGTTGCGCACGCCCTTGTCCTCGTCGCAGTTGTTGAAGATCATGTGCGCGTTGCGCGCCTTGTAGGCCAGCCGCACCGTCTCGGCGATGATCCCCTTGAGCTCCGCATCCGAGTACTCGTAGGAGAACCTTTCGGCGGGCGAGCTCACCGTCGCGTTGTAGGTCTCGGTGTTGCGGCCATGCAGGCGCACCAGCATGTAGTCGGGGTTCGTGACTTCCCAGACCGGGGGCACGCTGTTGTCGAAGCCCCGCGGGCCGTCGACGACGGTGTGCACCGCGCCCAGGGCGCGCAACATGGCAAGGGTATCGACCGTCCGTTTCGCGCCGTCCCACCAGCTGCTGTGCCGGAACTCGACGCTGAAGGTGTGCACGGCCAGCTTCTCTCGGATGGCCTCGAGGTGCGCCGTCACTCGCGGCGAGGGGACCACCGAGGGCGGGAACTGGAAGTGGATCAACCCCAGCTTGCCGTTCACGCGCAGCGGCTCGAGCGACTGGCGGAAGGCGTCCCACAGAGCATTCTTCACCTCGTCGGCGGTATCGCGGTAGAGCAGCCGCTTCCGGCCTGGCAGAAGCTCCTTCACGCCACGCGGCAGCACCTGCACGTCGGTCTGGTGGCCGGTGAAAAACCGGAACGCCTTCACGTTGAAGACGAAGCCCTCGGGCGTGCGGGCGGCCCAGTTGTGCGCGTTGGTCTGCGAGGGAATCGCGTAGTAGCTGCTGTCGACCTCGACCAGCGGGAAGATGCTGGCGTAGTAGCGCAGGCGCGCCTCCGGCGTCTTGCAGTCCGAAGGGTAGAAGCGGCCGCACTCGATCAGCGTCTTCTCGGCCCAGCTGGCGTGTCCAACGAGCGTCATGGACCCATTATGGGCACCGGCCGTCGCCCCCCTGTAGGGATTCGCCGCATGCGCTGGCCGCCGGAAGATTCAGGCCACGGGCAACCGGACCCCGAACACGGCGCCAGCCCTGGTGCTGGAGTGGGGGGTAAGCCACTCCGGATTTTTCCTCCTGCTCGTCCCAGGGGTTGCAGGGTGGGACGAGAACCGCACGGTCCAGCGCGCGAGCAGCGCGTAAGTCGGATGGACCGAACCCCCGGCGCTATGCCGGCCAGTTGTCTCCTCGAGCGGCCTCGGTCGCACGTTCGCCCGCCAGGACCACCCTGGCGGGCTTTTTTCGTTTGAGCGTTCAGAGAAATTTCTTGGGTGGCTTGCGCCAAGCAATCACCTTGCCCGCATCGATCACCCCGATCGCTGTCTTCCCGCACTCTACGAGCGCCAAGTTGTGATTCTGGAAGAGGGCCGCGTTCACATCCGTGATGACGACCGGATCGAGGCGCTGGCGGCCGGAGAGTTCTCGGAAATCTTCGCGAGGCATGCTGAATCGACCTCTGGTTTTTCCACCAAAAGCCTTGGAGTGAAGATCTGCGAGTTTCTCGGCGACTTCATCTGCTGGCAAAACGTCCATAAATCGCTCCTTTGGATTACCTATAGATAATTCTATGGCGTTTTCTTGTCGAGAGGAAGCTGTGCGGTCACCCTCTGTAGGGTTAGGTCCTGGCAACGGTGAGCGGAAGACTTGCCCGCATGGCACCACGCAAGCCGGCCAAGAAGCAGGCGCCCGCACCGAAGAAGACAACGACCAAGCCCGCAGCCCGCAAGAAGGCCGCGGGCTCGCCTGCGCGCAAGAAGGGCCCGGCCGCCAAGGCGAAGAAGCCACGCCGCCCAGCATCCGCAGAGCCGGCGCAGCTCGGGCTCACCGACCTGCAGCAGCGCTTCGTCGACGAGTATCTGGTCGACCTGAACGGCACGCAGGCTGCCATCCGCGCCGGCTATAGCCCGGACAGCGCGCGGCAGATGGCGTCCGAGAACCTGTCAAAACCGTACATCCAGGCTGCGATCGCAGACGCCAGGAAGGCGCAGCAGGAGCGCACCCAGGTGGACGCCGACCGCGTGGTGACGGAAGCATGGAACATCATGCTGGCCGACCCGCGTGAGCTGGTGCAGGTGAAGGTCGGATGCTGCCGGCACTGCTGGGGCGAGGGCTTCCGGTACCAGCGCACGGTCGGCGAGTTCAACCACGATCGCGAGCAGCACGCCCTCAGGAACGCGGCACCAGCTGAGTTCGACGAGAAGGGCGGCATCGGCTTCGACCCGCTCAAGCCGCCGCACCCGGCCTGCCCGGACTGTGGCGGCGACGGCCATCCGCGCACGGTGCTGGCCGACACGCGCCGGCTGTCGGCCCGCGCGCTCGCGCTGTACGCCGGCGCGAAGATGACGAAGTACGGCATCGAGATCGCCATGCACGACAAGGGCGCGGCGATGGAGAAGCTGTTCAAGCACCTGGGCCTCTACGAGAAGGACAACCAGCAGAAGACCGACCCGCTGGCGGCCCTGCTGCACAGCATCGCGAACGGCAATGGCAACGGGTTCCGGCCCGTGGCCAACGACCCCGAGGCACCCGAGGCTCCGGCCGGCACCAACAGCCTGCTGCCGCGCCAGGACGTAGACGATGGCGCTCCAGGCTAAGGCGGCGGCGCGCCCCGCCGACCCGGGCACGCTGGACGAGGACGACACCGTGCTGGACGTCGCGCCCGGCAGCGCCGTCGACGCGCAGCTCGGCCACCGCTGGGACAACCGCCGCCGGCCGAAGCGCGGGCCGCACATCGCCAAGCACGCCGACCAGCTGCCCAGAGACGCGGCCGAGCTCGAGCGCTGCCTGCGCGACCCGGAATGGCGCCTGTTCAGCGGCTGCCTCTACCAGATCATCGTGAAGGGCGAGCCACTCAAGAACGAGGACGGCGAGGTCATCGACGAGGGCGACTCGTTCGTGATGCCGTTCAAGCCCAACCGGGCCCAGCGGCGCTTCATCACCAGGCTCTGGCACCGCAACGTCATCCTGAAGGCCCGGCAGCTCGGCTTCACCACGCTGGTGGCCATCCTCTGGCTCGACCATGCGCTGTTCAACGGGAACCAGCGCTGCGGCATGATCGCCCAGGACCGCGAGACGGCCGAGGCCATCTTCCGCGACAAGGTGGTGTTCGCCTACGACCACCTGCCCGAGGAGATCCGCCAGCGCTTTCCTCTCGCGCGCGCCAGCACGAAAGAGCTGCTGTTCGGCCACAACAACAGCAGCATCCGTGTGGCGACCAGCGTGCGCGGCGGCACCATCCACCGGCTGCACGTCTCCGAGTTCGGGAAGATCTGCGCCAAGTTCCCCGCGAAGGCCAACGAAGTGGTCACGGGTTCCTTCCAGGCCGTGCCGCTGTCCGGCATCCTGGTGATCGAGAGCACCGCCGAGGGCACCGAGGGCGAGTTCTACGACATCTGCCAACGTGCGCAGGCGCTGGTGGCCGGCGCGCGCAAGCTGACGCCGAGCCAGTACCGCTTCCACTTCTACGCCTGGTGGCAGGACCCGGCATATTCGATCGACCCGGCCGGGGTGTCCATCGCGCCCGAGCAGCACGACTACTTCGACGAACTCGAGTCGAAGATCGACGCCGAGATCGACCTCGGCCAGCGCGCCTGGTACGTCGAGAAGCTGCGCAACGACTTCTCGGGCAAAGAGGAGAAGATGTGGCAGGAGTACCCCTCGACCCCCGAGGAGGCATTCCAGCAGTCCACGGCCGGCCACTACTACGCGAAGGACATGGTCCTGCTGCGCAAGCGCGGCGCCATCTGCCAGGTGCCGGTGCTGGACCTGCCCGTGTTCACGTTCTGGGACATCGGCAACAGCGACGGCACGGCCATCTGGTTCATGCAGATCCTGCGCAGCGAGGACCGGTTCATCGGCTACTACGAGGAGCACGGCGAGGACCTGCGCCACTACGCGCGGCACCTCCAGGAGCGCGGCTACCTCTACGGCGGCCACTTCCTGCCCCACGACGCGAACCACAAGCGGCTCGGCGACTACAACAAGAGCACGAAGGAGCAGCTCGAGCAGCTGCTGCCCGGTCAGGCCTTCTTCATCGTGCCGCGCGTCACCGAACTGATGACCGGCATCTACGCCGTGCGTAAGCACATCAAGGGCGCCTTCTTCGACCTCGACGCCACGAAGCAGGGTGTCGAGCGCATCCAGGGCTACCGCAAGAAATTCAGCCAGTCGGAGAGCCGCTACCTCGACCAGCCCGACAAGAGCAACGGCTGCACCGAGGGCGCCGACGCGCTGCGGCAGTGGGCCCAAGCCAAGGAGCTGGGCCTGCTGTCCAGCCTTACCGACAACACCGCCTACGTCGAGGCCCCAGCCTCCGACTGGCGCGTGTAGGAGCACCACCATGACCATGAGCAACAGCACCACCACCCTGAGCATCGAGGAAGAGATCGACGCCGACGGCGCGCTGACCCTCGAGGAATACCGCCAGTTCATCTACGAGATCGAGCAACAGCCGCCGTGGCGCGCCGTGGCCGACAAGGAGCTCGACTACGCCGACGGCAACCAGCTGGACACCGACCTGTTGCGCGCGCAGAAGGACCTCGGCATCCCGCCGGCGAAGGAGGACCTGATCGGGCCGGCGCTGCTGGCCATCCAGGGTTTCGAGGCCACGGTGCGCACGGACTGGCGCGTCACGCCCAACGGCCAGCCGGACGGCCAGGACGTGGCCGACGCGCTGAACTTCCGCCTCAACGAGGCCGAGCGTCATTCGAAGGCCGACCAGGCGTGCTCGAAGGCCTTCCGTCCGCAGGCGGCCGTGGGCCTGGGCTGGGTGGAGGTGTCGCGCGAGTCCGACCCCTTCAAGTACCAGTACCGCTGCACCGCCGTGCATCGCAACGAGATCCACTGGGACTTCTACGCCAAGGAGGACGACCTGAGCGACGCGCGCTACCTGCGACGCGAGCGCTGGCTGCCGCCGAGCCGCGTGGCGAAGGTGTTCAAGAAGCACAGGGACCTGATCATCGAATGCGGCCGGCACGGCCAGAACTGGTGGGTGAACCTCTCGCCCGAGTCGCTCGACGGCGGCGGCTCGACCGGCCTGACCACGGGCGCCTGGGACGCGGCGCGCGGCTGGACGGTGGCCGAGCACAACTGGTACGACCCGGTCAGCAAGGACATGTGCGTGTCCGAGGTCTGGTACCGCCGCTGGGCCGAGGCGGTGGTGCTGCGCTCGCCCGATGGCCGCGTGGTGGAGTACGACCGCGAGAACGCGGTGCACAACTACTCGCTGGCCCGCGGCCTCGTGCGGCCTCAGCATGCGGTGGTCGCGCGCGTGCGCCGCAGCTACTGGCTCGGCCCGCACCGCCTGCACGACGGGCCCAGCCCGTACACGCACCGGCACTTCCCCTACGTGCCGTTTTGGGGATACCGAGAGGACGGCACGCGCGTGCCCTACGGCCTTGTGCGCGGCATGATCTTCCAGCAGGACCGGCTGAACAGCGGCACCGCCACGATGACCTGGGGCATGAGCGCCTACAGAGTGGAGCGCACGAAGGGCGCGGTCGACATGACCGACGAGCAGCTGCGCCGCCAGGTCGGGCGTCGCAACGCCGACATCGTGCTCAACGCCGCGGCGATGGCGCAGCAGGGCGCGCGGTTCGAGGTGAAGCGCGACGTGCAGCTCACCGACCAGCAGCTGCAGATGCTCAACGACGCGCGCATGGCGCTCGAGCGCGTGGCGCCGGCGGCGGCTGGTGCGTTCTCCGGCCGGCGCGGCACGGCCACCAGCGGCGTGCAGGAGGAGACGCAGGTCGAGCAGGCGAACCAGGGCCTGGCCCACCTCATGGACAACTTCAAGGCCGCGCGGACGCAGGTCGGCGAGCTGCTGCTGGCCATGATCGTGGAGGACATGGGCAAGGAGCCGCACACCATCGTCATCGAGGGCGACGCCATCACCCCCGATCGCACGGTCTTCATCAACAAGCCCGAGACCGACCCGAAGACCGGCGTGGCCTACCTGAGCAACGACCTGCAGCGCACGCGCCTGAAGGTCGGGCTCGAGGACGTGCCGAGCAGCGCCACTTACCGCGGGCAGCAGCTCAACGTCATGGGCGAGGCGGTCAAGAGCCTGCCGGCGCAGTACCAGGCCGCCGCCATGCCGTTCCTCGCGAGCCTCATGGACGTGCCCTTCAAGCGCGACCTGGTGGAGGCGCTGCGCGCCGCCGGCCAGCAGGCCTCGCCGGAGGAGATCGAGAAGCAGGTGCAGGAGCGCGTGGCGCAGGAGGTCAAGATGGCCGGCCACGACCTGAAGGCGCGCGAGCTCGACATGAAGGAGCGACTGACCGACGCGCAGATCAAGCAGCTGATGGCCCAGGCAGTGCAGACCGGCGTGCAGGCAGCCTTCGCTGCGATGCAGGGCGGCGCGCAGGTCGCGCAGATGCCGATGATCGCGCCGATCGCCGACGCCATCATGCAGGGCGCGGGCTACACGCGGCCCAGCCCGGGCGGCGACGACCCGGACTTCCCGACGCCGGCGCAGACCGCGGCCATGAACATCAAGGACCCGTACATCCAGGGGCAGAGCGGCGCGGGCGTGGTCGCGCCGGCGGCGCGGCAGGAAGCGGCGGCCGCGCCACCGGTGCGCGAGAACACAAGCCCGGCCTTCCCACCCCGGCCGCGCGCCGGTGGCGAGGGCATGGACGGCATCGAGACAGCGCGAGTTGCTGACAACCTCGCCGCTTAGGAGGGGAGATTTCCTTCAAACTTAAGCGCTTCTCGGTGACGCTCGATTCCGTTTGTCAGGCAGGTCTTTACCAGACTTAGATACCAGACTACGCGCCGGTCGGAAGGCTCCAGTCCAAGCGTGACCGCACCGTCTTCGGCGTCTGACCAGAAGTCGTCAAGGCTTCGCGGTGATGCATGAGCTCCCCCGAGCGCCAAGCCTCTGTAAACGACTTCATAGAGCTGCTTGAAATCCGCTGCAACTGCCGCGTCGAAGGCCGACCACACCTTTTCAACCTTGGGCAAACTTGCGACCTCTTCGAGGAGCTCGATTTGCTCTTTCGACACTCCAAGGGTGGTCTTGAAGTCAGCCATCTTCTTGGCCTGCTGGATTCGTTCGAAGTGGTGGTGCTGTTCCAGCTTCGCGACAAGATCGGGCTTGCGCCAAACGGCGCAAGCCGTGAACAGGCATTCAAACGCCGTGCGCAGTACGGCGGAAGGGGCGGCGGTCATCCCTCGTTCGGCGAGTAGCACGGTTCCTTGGCAGGTCTCAATGCAGCGCAGCCAGAACGCCGTGCCCACGAGATAGTTGGGATTGAAGGCGCCTTTGACGCTACTAAGCTCCGAAATCGCAAGCTTCGCCACAGACTCGATGGCGGCAAATTCTTCGGGAAACTGTGCACGGATCTGGGCACGGATCGTCTCTGCTTCGTCGGACTGGAAGGAAAGGTCGCTGAAGGTTCGAGTCATACCTGCTTTCGATTGAGGCGGTTTCAGATGGATTCTGCTCGCAGGGACACAGGTGTGAGCTACCCTCGATAGGGTTCGGAGTGAGGCCGCGGTCGCGCCCGGCGACTTAGGATTTCCGACCCAAGTCCGGCCCCTTGGACCCGCCCCCGGGGTCCTTTGCACGTCCCCCTGTGCCGTTGTTGCCTCGTGATTTGTCTGGTTGCACAGGAGTACGTTGCTCTACTGCACGTCCCCCTCCCATCCGTCCTCCTGGTCCGATCCCTGAACCGGGTCCCGGTCGATTCGCGCCGCCCGACCCTTCGGTGGGATCTGTTGGAGCGACTGTTGGAGGAGCCGGTGGCGTTGGGGGGGGCGGCAGCGGCGGGTCAGGCGCAATCTGTTCCGGAGTAACGACGATCATGAAGACGCCAGCAAGAATCCCTGCAATCGCAGCGGCGGAATAGCCCGCGCGTTTGAGCGCCGTTCCCGCTGTCGCCTGCAAGCTAGCTGCAACGGTTTTCTTCAACGCCTCTTCGATGATTGCCATAGCAACATCGTTCGTGAGTTCCTCTCCTGCTGCTCGGCTATCTGCCGCCGCTGCGAGCTGTGCGGCATCGATGATGGCGGGTATCTTTCCGTTCCCAAACAGGACCAAGGCAAGTCCCTCACCCACTTCTGGAAACTTCGCTTTTAATGCGCGCCGAGCTGCTTCCTTGGCAACGTCAATCGGAATGCCCATTGGATCCTCCTCACGATAAGTGATCCGTCAATCTAGCAGAGCCACCGTTGGTGAGTAAACCAATCGAGTGATCCAACAATCATGAGTACGTCCCATCGGGTGGCAGCTTCGTTCGGCCCCCTGTAGGGTTTCGTCTTTGCCTTCCCTCTTTCGACACTGCCTTTCAAGCACCGCGCGCAAGCGCTGGGGCGAGGTCACGGTGGCAACACCGTGGATTCCAGGCAGATGGCGCGGCCCGATCAGGGCTCGCACCGGATTGCTGGCCCCATGCGGCCACGGCGATATGTGGCGGGACAGGCATGACGACATCCAACGACTTTTTCCAGACCAACGAAATCACCGGCGCACTGACGCCGCAGCAAGCCGCCGAGCTCCTCGAGATCGCGGCATCGGGCGATACCAGCTTCGGGCTGGATGACGGTGGCGCGCCCACGACCACCACTGCTGCAGCCGCACCCGCTCCCGCATCCGACGCAGCGAGCGGCGCCGACACGAACAGCAGCGCAGCGGCGTCGGCTCCCGCACCCGCGGCAGCCCCGGCCGCTTCGGCCGCGCCGTCCCCCGCAGCAGCACCCGCACTGGCGCCTGCAGCAGCTCCCGCAGCCCAGCCCGATGCGTCCAACGCCGTCGTGCTCGCGAAGGATGGCATCCACACCATCCCCTACGAGAAGCTGGTGCAGGCCCGCGAGGGCGAACAGCACTGGAAGGCGCAGGCAGAGACGGCACAGCGCCAGCTCGCGGACCTGCAGACCCAGGCGCAACAGCGCGCCGACGCGGGGCAAGCGCCGACGAGTACGGACAACCAGGTGGCGGCTGCGCAAGCGGCGATCGCCAGCGGGGTGGACCCGGCCCTCTTCGGCGACTTCTCCGAGGAGGCGCTCGCCAAGGGCATCGCGACGCTGGTCGACCAGCGCGTGGAGGAGCGGATCAGCAAGGCGATCGCTCCTCTGCAGCAGCACCAGCAGCGCAGCGCCCAGGACGCCCACCTCGACGCCATCTACAAGGCGCACCCCGACGCGGATTCCGTGGCGGAGAGCGCCGAGCTCAAGGCGTGGATCGCGGGCCAGCCCAGCTACGTGCAGCCCACGCTGCAGAACGTGCTGGCGAAGGGCAGTGCGCAGCAGGTGGTCGAACTGTTCAACGACTTCAAGAAGGCCACCGCCGCACCCGCGGCGGCGCCGACCCCTGGAAAGAGCCAAGCCGCGGCAGCCGATCCCAAGGTTGCCGCGCAAGCCGCGATCGCCGCGGCGGCGCCGGCCGTGCCGGCCTCCCTCTCGGACATCCCGGGCGGGAAGGCCGATGCGCTGTCGCCCCACGAGCGACTCGCGGCGATGGAGCCCGCAGCGATGGCAGAGGCAATGCAAGGCATGACGCCCGCGCAGATCGAAGCGTTCCTGAACCGATCTCTGTGAGCCACCAGGCACACGCAGCACCACAACACAAGGAGGTCTAGATGACCGCAACCAAAACGCAAATGCAGTACGGCGACCCGAAGTCGATGGTCCAGCAAGCTGCTGGCGTCTTCGCCGTGAGCCAGCAGCGCAACACCACGATGAACCGCCTCGTCGGAAAGTTTCCGAAGCTCGAGAGCGCCATCGCGGTGATCAAGAAGCAGTCGAACACGCACATGCCCATCGTGCAGGCGCAGGACCTCGGCAAGGGCCGCGGCGACGAGGTGAAGTTCAACCTCATCAACCCGAGCGGCGGCTACCCGATCATGGGCAGCCGGTATGCCAAGGGCAAGGGCGTCGGCGTGAAGCTGTCCGAGGACCGCCTGCGCGTGAACCAGGCCCGCTTCCCGATCGACCTGGGCGACGTCATGTCGCAGATCCGCAGCCCCGTCGACCTGCGCCGGGTCGGTCGTCCGATCGCGCAGGAGAAGATGAACGACTACCTGGACCAGTCGATCCTGGTGCACATGGCGGGCGCGCGCGGCTGGCACGACAACATCGAATGGCGCATCCCGGTGGAAACCCACTCGGACTACGCCGAAATCATGGTCAACCGCGTCAAGGCGCCGACCAAGAACCGCCACTTCATGGCCAAGGCCGGCGGCATCGACATGCTCACCATCAACGCGGGTGAGGTGGACATCGCGTCCACCGACCTGCTGAAGATGGGCACGGTGGATGCGGTGCGCGCGTACATCGACCAGATCGCGCTGCCGCCGCCGCCCGTGAAGTTCGACGACGACCAGGCCGCGACCGACAGCCCGCTGCGGGTGATGCTGCTGTCGCCGGCCCAGTACAGCGGTTTCGCGACCGACCCCAACTTCCGCACCTACCAGATGAACGCCGTGGCGCGCGCGCGTCTGGTCAAGGACCACCCGCTGTTCCTCGGCGATGCAGGCCTGTGGAACGGCATCCTGATGGTCAAGATGCCGAAGCCGATCCGCTTCTACGCTGGCGACGACCTGCGCTACTGCGCGGCCTACGACAGCGAGGACGAGTCGGTCGCGAAGGTGCCCGCGAGCTTCACCACGAAGTTCGCCATCGACCGGGCGATCCTGCTCGGCGGCCAGGCCCTGGGCCAGGCCTTCGCAGCTTCGGAGCACAGCGGCATGCCGTTCTTCTGGAGCGA